AGTATACCTCCAATTGCACCTAACAAAATACAAGCAGCTAATAATGCTATACAAAAAGCCCAAGGAGCATTTAGTGCTGTAATTGAAAATACAAATAAGTTAAAATCGGCATTAATTGATATTCAAGCTCCTTTAGGAACAATATCAACAACAGGAGAATCAGCAGCTGGTATAGTAGATTCTATTTCAAATGTAATTAAAATTATAAAAGCAATTCCAATCCCTACAGCATTTGGGGCACCAGCAGTAGCTTTACCTGTTAAAGTATTAACTATATTATCTAGTACCTTAATTAGATTAGATAAAATAGTAGCAATAGGTAAAGGAACAGTTAGTTTTGTTGCTCCAATGGTAAAAAGTGTATCTGGGGTTTTAAATCAAACTATATCGGCAGTAGGAACATTAGAGAAATCATTAGAACCTGCATTAACAATGTTATCATTAGTTAAATCTGTACTAGAATTAAGTGATCAATGTCCAAATATTCCAACAGAAGATATTCAAGCTGTAAAAGACGAAACCATTGGGGATTTAAATGAAGCTTTATTAGCATCTGGGGATTCATCTTTATTAGATGTAAATATAGATAATGAATTAGAATTATTAAATAGTTTTCCTTTTGAGTATAATGGTTTTTTATTAGAAATAGAAAATAATCCTGACAATTCATTTCCCTTCCCATCAAGAAGAATTAAAGCAACAAGAGATTTTGAAGCAAATCCTGATGAAAACACAGGCAGCATTTTTGTAAGAACTAAATTTAATACTCCACTAGCAGTAATAATTTTATTCAATGATCCTGGAGATTTAGATAGGTTTTCTTATTCAACTTCTTTATCTGTATTAGTAAAAGAAATGAAATTTAAAATAGATTTTTATCTTAAAGGAGTTAAAATGTTAGCATTACCAGCCGTAACAGAAGCAGAAACAGGAAAAGCAGCATCAGGAACACAAGCATATGTTGACAACAGACCAGGCCCTCAATTTATACCAGATGAGACACCAGGTGGGAGTGATGACCCTCCAAGTCCTACAGGTAGTGTAGATCCACCTCAACCACCAGCATATTATTTTTCAAATCCTAATGCCTTTACTGAAGCTACTCCTACAAGATTAACTGTATCAGGTTCATTTGTTGTTACTAGACCAGTTAAAATTAAAATGGAAACATATGGAGGTAGTTCTCCTTTAGAAGCAAATACAACAGCATTTTTAAGAATATATAAACAAGGTATTCCTGGCTACAGTTTTATGATGGAACAACAGTACGCAGATGATGGTATAATAGTAACAACCCAAAATAATCCTCAAGGATATTACACAAATTCAGGAGGCCCAAAACCAGAATATTGGCCTATCAACCCAGGTTTTGCTAATGGTACTGTAGCTAACAATTTAGGTATATTTCAATATGTGTTAGAATTAACAGACTATGTTGGCCAACCTAATGGAGCAGATGGGAACTCAGCACAATTTGAAATAGAAGCACAATAAAAACTTAATAATTTAATATTTATAAATAAAATGAAGACATCAGCATTAAAAACAATAATAAAAGAAGCCGTTAAAGAGGCTATTCAAGAAGAATTGAAGGAAATTTTATTGGAAGCTGTTAAAACTCCAAAAGTTATAACTCAACCAACTTACACTCCTCCAATAATGGAAAGTAAAGCTCCAATACCTTCACAAACACCAACGATGACTGCAGAATCAAAAAGAGCAGCATACGAAAACATACTAGGTAATACAGCAGGTCATTTTACAAGTAACAATGCTCAATCATTCCAACCACAAGTTGGTATGGATACAGCAAATGGTACTTTACCTCCTGGAGAAGTTGATATGAGTCAAATAGCAGGCTTAATGGGTAGCAAATAAAAAATAATGGCAAGAATAATACAGAGTAAAAATCCAATAGATCTTCAACCAAGTAGAGCGGTTGGGTTTGGTTTTCCATTAGATGGTGATGCTGTATTTATTCCGACATTTACAACAAGGGAACAAACAAAAGCAAATTTATTAAATTATTTGCTTACTAATAAAGGAGAAAGAGTATTTAGACCAAATTTTGGAGCTAATTTAAGAAATTTATTATTTGAAAATATACAAGATTCAACAATGGAAGATTTAGAATCTTCGATTCAATCAGATATAAGCTTCTTTTTTCCTAATGTAGTAGTTAAACAATTAAAATTTAATAATGACCCAGATAGAAATGAAATTAATTTTACTCTTACTTACCAAATTGTAAATATGGGAGTAGAAGATGATTTACAAATATTAATACAATAATGGCTAAACTAGAAAGAGATATAAGATATATTGATAGAGATTTTAATTCATTAAGATCCTCTTTAATTCAATATTCAAAAACATACTTCCCAAATACCTTTAATGACTTTACAGAAACATCAACTGGAATGTTATTTATGGAAATGGCAGCTTATGTAGGTGATGTATTATCTTTTTATTTAGATAATCAAATTCAAGAAACATTCATACAAAAAGCAAGACAGACTACTAACTTATATGCTTTAGCTTATTCTTTAGGTTATGTTCCTAAAATAACTACTGTATCAACAGTTGAAGTTGATTTTTTTCAACAAGTTCCAGCTATATTAAGTGGTAGTGTATATGCTCCAGATTTTGACTACTCTTTAATAATCCCAGAAAATACTCAAGTAACATCTAATTCTGATTCAACTCAAAGATTTTTAATAGAAGATGCTATTGATTTCTCTGCATCAAGTTCACTTGATCCTACTACAGTATCTGTTTACCAAGTATCAGGAATAAATCCAACATACTATCTATTAAAAAAGACAAGAAAGGCTATATCAGCTACTATTAATACAGAAACTTTTGCGTTCACAAATGCAATAAAATTTGATACAAGAACAATTAGATCAGCTAATATAATAGGTGTTTTAGATGTAGTTGATATTAATGGTAATACTTGGTATGAAGTTCCTAATTTAGCTCAAGAGAATGTATTTAATTCTATAAGAAATACAAACACAAATGACCCTAATTATGATGTAGATACAGAAGTACCTTACATATTGGAATTAAAAACAGTACAAAGAAGATTTGCAACTCGTTTTATGGACTCAGGTTCATTACAATTACAATTTGGTGCTGGTAGTACTAGATCTACAACAGAAGAAATTATACCAAACCCAGATAATGTAGGTTTAGGCCTACCATTTGAAAAAACTAAACTAACAACAGCATTTTCTCCTGTGAATTTTGTATTTACAAATACTTATGGAATTGCTCCTTATAATAACACTTTAACAGTAAGATATTTAACAGGAGGAGGAGCAAAAGCTAATGTTGAAGCTGGTTCTTTAACACAAATTGATGATACAAATATTGTATTTATTAATCCTAATTTAGCTAATACTACTTTAGCAAATCAAATATTCACATCAGTAGCTTCTAATAATACATTAGCAGCAGATGGAGGGATGGATGGTGATACAGTTGAAGAAATTAGACAAAATTCATTAGGTAACTTTCAAAACCAATTAAGGACCGTTACTACACAAGATTATTTAGTTAGAGCATTATCAATGCCTGCTAATTTAGGCGTTATAGCTAAGGCACATGCTCAACCTCAAAAAATAGGTGATTACCAAGCTGGTGAATTACCAACAGTATTAGATTTATTTATTTTATCTTATAATATAGATAAGCAATTAAGAACAGCTTCTTCATTATTAAAAAGAAACCTACAGACATATTTATCTGAATATAGAATGATTAATGATTCTATTAATATAAAGGATGCTTATATAATTAATATAGGAATTAATTTTGATATTATAGTTTCACCAAACTTTAATAATAGTGAAACAATTACTAAATGTATAGATTCATTAGCTAATTATTTTTTAATAGATAAGTGGCAAATAAATGAACCAATTTTATTAAAAGATTTATTTATATTATTAGATAAAGTACAGGGTGTACAAACAGTTCAAGATGTACAAGTTGTTAACTTAACAGGAGTAAGTTTAGGATATAGTGATTTTGCATATGATGTCGCTGGAGCTGAAATTGATAATGTAATTTATCCATCAATAGACCCAATGGTATTTGAAGTTAAATATCCAACTAAAGACATTAAAGGTAGAGTAGTACCATTATAATAAATAAGAATTATGGCAATATATAAAATTTTTCCTTCAAAAGATGCTACAATGTATACTATCTCTCAAAGTATGAATACTGGGTTAGATGAAATATTAGAAGCTTCAACTGCTATACAGGCTGCTTCACCACAAGTTAGTAGATATTTACTTGAATTTTCTCAAACAGAAATAAACAATTTTGTTGAAAAACACATATCTGGATCAGGTGTTACTAGATTGATAATTAATGACACAGGTGTAGGTACAGGTGGAGAATTTTTATATGATCAAGATATGTCAGCGGGACCTACTTATCCAACATCATCAAATAGTATTTCAGGTCAGACACTTGCTGTAAATAATAATTTAGAATTTTCAATTGTTCCATCATCTTCATTTGGTGATGGTTATGGACAAAGATTTCTTGTAGGATTAAATAGTGGTTATTTTATACCAGG